TTACCAGTTATAAATTTAATAAATTTAAAATCTGCAGTTGGAACAACATCTAATGAAATTGATGGATTTTATGTCACATTAAAACGCCGTGGAACTATACCTAAAGATTTAGAAAATTCTATAACATTCGGTAAAACGGAAGCACTTTCTACTGCATTACAATATTTAAATGGCCCTAATTTAGGGGCTGGCTGGGGACGTTTTAGATCTAAAGAATATGTTTGGTTTTTAAAAGATTTGTCAAAAACTAAAACAGATAAATTAGTTAATAATTATAAAATACTATGTTTTTATATTAAAATATCAATATTTAAAGAATCTGTACGAAATTCATTAATTAATAAAAATATACAAACAGGACTATTACAATATTTTAGTTCCGGAGCAACTGTATTTTCCGGTGAAGAAGTTGAGTTAAATAAAAAAGAATGGACGCCAGCAGCAATTGGCAAAGGCACGATGGATTATGGTACACTAACCCCGCCAATAAATGATGCAAATTTTGGAGATATTAGTTCAGATACTGCAAGAAAAATTTGGATGTGGTTTGATGGTGAAAAACTAGGGGTAAAAGAATATATACCAAATAACAATTATATGTATTATGGATGTGTTCAACGAGAAATAGTTAAATGGTTTCAGAAAAAAAATAACTTAACAGTAACTGGAAATTGGGGAAAAGAAGATCGCATAAAAGCTAAAAATATTGCATCAGGATCTTTAATGTATCTAGATAAAACATCGGGTATGGAAAGTTATTATACATTAGGCGATCCATTAGTAACAGATAAATCATTATGGTTTACAGCCCCGGAAATTGAACAGTTGAAAAAAGATATAGAAACTTGTCAAATAGAAACAAAAGAAATAGAAGCTTCTACACTTGCAACAAGCAATATAATAGTTCCATCCGGCGGATTTAAAAAGGGCGCAGTTACATTACCTGAAGATAAAGCAGAATTTTATAAATTTCAACAATTAATGATAGATAAGTATATTTTATTAAATAGCATGTTTCCAGAGGCATTTCCATTAACATTAAATTCATATGTAACATTAACAAAGGCTTTAAAAGATAAACCAGAAATTCAAGGAACATATGGAAATGCTACACAAGATACAGCTTTATTTATAGCACAAAAATCTGGATATACGGGTAACGATTTGAAATTAGGAATAGTAACAGATTCTTTAATTAAACATCTTGAGAATATTACTAAAACTATTTTATTAAAAAAATAATAAAAAGGTATTAAATGACTACTAGAAGAATATTAGAACAAATTGTTATTGATACAACACCGGTAGATAATACCGGGAAGCCAACAACGACACCTAAACCACCTAAACCACCTAAACCACCTAAACCACCGGTACCACCACCACCTCCACCGCCATCTACCGTAGCTAGTAGTGAGCAGCGAAGAATTGCAAGTAAAAAAGATAATATAGCAAACTGGATTAATATTGCGGTAGATTTTTTTGAAGCAGTAGCGCCGTTAACAGATCAATTTGATATACCAGAAGATGTAGTTGCATCAAAAATAACTAGTTATTTAGGCGGTAATGATGTTAAGCAATGCACGTATGCTGATTGGATAATACGTTTAGCAAATCCAATGTCTTATAGTAGTAAGTTAGCAGCTAAATATAGAAAACAATATAATTACGTATTAACACAAAACGGTAAATATTCTACTACATTAGAGTTTTTACGAGCGATACCAAAACATGCAACATTTAAATCTTTAAATTTATTAGTTAATCCAGCTAGTACGTTAGGTGATTATCTAGGAACTGATGATCTGAATGATAAATATGGAAGAAAAATTCGAAACAGTTTATCTAATAAAATTACATTTAAACGAGATTCGAATAACAATCCATTAAGTTCAGTTTTTCCTAGAGCTGCTCATGCAGGAACCATGAATGGGATTGTATTAGCATTATATAATACTGGTGCATATGCTGCCCCAAAAAAACAATTTAAAATATATTAATGGCAAAAAATCATTGGCATGGAGCTGCTAATAGTAAACGAGCAGCTGCATATAAACACGGTTATAAATCAGGATTGGAACATACGGTTGCTGATCAAATTAAATCTGCAGAATATCCTTTGAATTATGAAACGGAAACATTAAATTATATAGTACCTGAACGTAAAGCAAAATATACTCCGGATTTTGTTTTTGTTAAGAAAAATGGTGATTTAATGTTTATAGAAACAAAGGGTCGATGGACTAGCGCTGATCGGTTAAAAATGAAACATGTATTAGCATCAAATCCTAGTATCGATATTCGAATGGTATTTCAAGCTCCTACACAAAAAATTTCAAAAAATAGCAAAACAACTTATGAATCTTATGCAAATAAATTAGGTATTAATCATGTTGCGAAAAAACAAATTCCGGAAGAATGGTTATCGGAATGTTTACGTATTGGAGAAGAAGTTGTTAATGTTAAAAAGTTTTTTACATAAACATTTGAAATGTGAAATTTTTTTAATACATTCAATGTAAGTTAATAGTATATTAATTAAATGATTAATTCAGTATTGAATTGATCGTTAGACCAGAAATGTAATGTATGTGTCTAACTTATATTATTAATTATTAATATATAATATATTGGATGATTGCTGAAATTTCATTATATTATAATTAATGAAAAATCTAAAGTTATTGCAATTATTAGAATCAGTTTTAGGGAAAGGTAAACCTACTTCTGGCAATAACATTGCATTCTTTTCACCTTTCGTTTCTCATTACAAGCCAAAATTAGAAATTGATATTCACACTAACTCAAATGGTGAGAATGCTTGGCATTGTTGGATATCAGATAAAAAAGGCCGATCGATTTCTTCTTTATTTAAACAATTAAACTTAGGTAAAGAAAAATTTGAACAACTTAACCGTATTATAGAAAATACTAAGTATCGGCAATACACTCAAGTAAAACAAGAAACACCTGTAATTCAGTTACCAGCTGAATATCGTCCATTATGGATTAAAAAAAATACTCCAGATTATCGAAATGCAATACATTATTTAACTAATCGTGGTATTACAATATTTGATATTCTTAAATATCGAATTGGATATTGTGAGGCAGGTGAGTATTCTGGTAAAATTATAATTCCTAGTTATGATGCTAATGGACAATTAAATTATTTTGTAAGTCGAGCTTTTTATAAATCAGACACACAAAAACATAAAAATCCAAAAATATCCAAAGACATTATCGGATTTGAAATGTTTATTAATTGGGCGGAACCAATCATTTTATGTGAAGGTTCATTCGATGCGATTGCAATCAAACGCAATGCAATTCCTTTGTTTGGCAAAATAATTCAACCAGCGCTTCAACGAAGAATTGTAGAAGAACGAGTTAAAAATATATATATTTGTCTGGATCCTGATGCTTTAAAAAAAGCAGTGCAAATTGCAGAAAGATTCATGGCAGAAGGACTAAATGTTTACTTTATAGAATTAAAAGATTTAGATGCATCTGAGTTAGGATTTCGAGAAATTACAAAAATAATTGCAGATACATATGTATTAACATTCGAACGGTTAATGCAGTTAAAAATGGATATGATATGGATATAAAACATATTGATACAGGTTTACAATGGATAGATAAAATATATCATATTTCCGATGTACACATTCGTACTTTGAAACGACATCGAGAATATCGAGAAGTGTTTCGTAATTTATTTGATCACATTGCTTTTGATTGTACTGATAATAGTATAGCAGTTGTTACTGGAGATATCGTGCATAGCAAACTAGATATGTCTCCGGAGTTAATTGATATACTAGTAGAATTTTTTGATGGGTTCATGATTCCTACCGTTGTTATTTTAGGCAACCATGACATGAATCTAAACAATATGCATCGCACCGATGCAATTAGTCCAATTATCAACGTTATTAAGAATCCTAATATTATTTTCGTGCGTGATAATGGATTATTTGAAATAGGCAATGTAGTATTCAATCATATGGCAGTTGATATGCCACCTGTAGAATACATACGAGCCGATCAATTCACTGCTGCATATAAAATAGCATTACATCATGGCGCAGTTAACACTGCAAAAACTGATATTGGATATCAAATATCAAATGAACATGTAGGAGTTGACTTGTTCGATGGACATGATATTACATTGTTAGGTGACATACATAAACCAGCACAATTCTTAAATGATGCAAAGACTATCGCATATCCAGGATCTTTGATTCAACAAAATCATGGAGAAGCATTAGATCATGGAATTTTAGTATGGGACCTGCCTTGTCGAGAAGCAAAATTTGTGCAAATACATAATGATTATGGTTATGTAACTTTAGAATGTGAAGGCACAAAAATTGTTAATGCCCCGCACCGAATCCCAAATAAACCGCGTATACGTATTAAATTTAACAATACCGATGCGGCGGATATGAAAAAGTTAATTGCAACGATTCGTAAAAAATATGATGTTCAAGACATTACAATTCAACGCAATGCAAATTCAATATCTACATCAGCAACTGCATCTTTTACTATTGGAAACGTACGGGACGTAGAATATCAAAACACTTTAATTACTGACTTTATCGCAGTTAATTATCCACAAGCAACTCCTGAAGAAACAGATGCTATACGACATATCAATCGCACAATTAATTCTAAACTGCCAGCAGTTGAATCAGTGCGCCATATGACCTGGCATCCTATTCAATTTGAATTTGATAACATGTTTTCATATGGTGAAGGTAATGTTATTAACTTTGAAAACATGCAAGATGTGCATGGTTTATTTGCAGCAAACACCTCAGGTAAATCATCTCTGTTAGATGCTATAACATATACTATTTTCGATAAATGCAGTAAAACTGGTAAAGCCCATGAAGTATTAAATAATAAAAAAACATCATTTCGCGGTAAGTTTGTGTTTGAAATGAATGGTGTTATATATACTATTGAACGAAACGGTATTAAGCAAAAAAATGGACATGTTAAAGTTTTAGTAGATTTTTACACTGAAACAGAAAACTTAAATGGCGAAGAGCGAAGTGATACAAATAAATCAATTCGTAGATATTTAGGTACATATGATGATTTTATTTTAACTGCATTTTCACTACAAGCTGACAACAATAATTTTATTGAAAAATCACAACGTGAAAGAAAAGATTTGCTTTCACAATTTTTAGACATTACTGTGTTTGAACAGCTGTATCAATTAGCGTCTGATGAAATTAAAGAAACTGCTGGCAAATTAAAAGAATACAAGAAAACGGATTTTGCAGAAATAATTGTTAATGCAGATAATATTATAACAAAAAATCAAGACACTATTATTGACTTAGAACAAACAGAAAATGTGTGTC